AATACTTCTGCGCATCCCCGTTCCAGTACAGGACGTGCACGCGTCCGTTGTTGTGGCTGGCCGCGATAGCGCCCGCCGCAATGAGAAACGCCCCGGCGCCGATGGCCAGCAGGTAGTCGTCGTCGCTGTAGTTGCGCAGCGCGTGGCGCATCTCAGCCATTGCCGGGGCAGTCGCCAGCGGCGACATCTGCCCGTGGAGAACTTCCACCGGCTGGCCGAAGGCGTTCACGCCGCGCAGGTCGTACTTCGGGCGCAACGGCCCTCCCGCAAGGTCACGGGTGTAACTGTTCTGGATGATATAGACTTTCGGTTCGCTCATTTCTTTCCCCGGTTGATCCAAGCTGTAAGCCCGCCACTGTCTAGCAGCGCGTCGGCAATTTCTTTCTTCCCGCGCAGCGCCGCGACGATCTTTTCGTCCACAGTCCCGGGGGCTTGTAAGTCGAGATACGCCACACCCTGCGGCTTGTCGAGAGCAATCGGGCGGTCTTCGCTTTGCAGCCGATGCTCAAGGCTGAAGTCGTTGCTGTAGTAGATCACATTGTCGGCAGCAGTCAGCTTCAGACCATAGCCGCCGCTGGCTTGTTGGGCGACGAAAAACCACACGTCCGGGTGCGTCTGGAATAGATCGCGGCCCTCCGCGCGCTCCGTTGTGCTAACCCCGCCGTGATATTCGGCTATGCTGCGCGAACCGTAAGCGGTGCGGAGCGCCTGTGCGATTGCTTCCAGCTCGGCGCGGAAGCGTGCCCAGATAATAACCTTACCCTGCATGCCTTCGATCTCTTGCATCATCGCGCCGATGCGGTCGTTCGCCAGCGGGAGTTGTACTTTGTCATCGCTCGGCATGAAGCCGCCGGTGATCTGTTGCAAGCGTAGCAGGCGCGTGAGCTGGTTCTGCACCGTCAGCGTGCCGTGCTCCATCTCCAGCGCGATCTCGTCTAGCACTCGGTCGTAGTAGTGCTGCTGGTTGTCGGTCAATGGGACGGAGCGGGTAGCATAAACTTTCGGCGGCATATCGCCGCACTCGGCGCGGGTGATGCGGAAGCAATGCGGGTCCATTAAGCGTTGCAGCTCGTCGAGGTTCTTGTACTGTGCGCGCCCGTTGGCGTCCTTTGCGATCACTTGCGGGGCGAAGCGCCGCGTGCCTTGAATGTGACGCACCAGCCCGTGGCCTTCCGGCAGCAGGTCGGCGTAGCGCGCCTTGAATGCGTAGTAACTCTGGAAGCCAAGCAGGTGCGGATTTAGGAACTTGAACTGTGCGAACACGTCGAGCGGCGACTGTGTGCTCGGCGTGCCGGTCAAGATGCGGCGGGCAACGGCCAGCCGCCCGAGCTTGATTAGATGCTTGGTGCGGCTGCTGGACGGGTCTTTAATCATGCTGGCCTCGTCTATCGCCATCATGCAGCGGAACTGGCGTAGGAACTTCTCTGCCGCCTCGCGCGCTTTAACGGAACTGCTGAACGCCTCGATGTTCATTGCGAGCACATGGAAGGCAGTCGCGCGCGCCGGGTCATACATCGCCGCCTCGTCCTTCTTGCGCAACCTGCCCTCCCAGTGCGTCAGGAGCGGTACGCCAGCCCATTGCGGCCAGTGCTCCGGGAAGTATTTATTCAACCAGTCCTCGTCAACGCCGTTCGGCGCAACGACCAGCAGGCCGTCGATACGGCCCCGCGTGTACTGCCATGCGGCGCTGTCAATCAGCACCTTCGACTTCCCGGTGCGCTGCTCCATATAGAGCGCGTACTCGTCAAGATCGCGGGAGAGCAAAAACGCCCTTTCCTGATGCTCCCACGGAGCCACTTGGTGAATGTAATCCACTTACCGCCTCGCTGCTTTAATTACTATGATCTGATTATAGCCCTAGCCGCGCGAAAAAATAAAGCGCTATTTTTGCCGCTCACTTAATAATACGTTGCGCCCGCGTCTCGGCCCGTTATTTCCCTATATATAGGGAACCTTCAAGCTTAAACTAAGAACGCGTTTTTAATTTAAGTTAATAGGTTCCCTATATATAGGGAAAATAACTAGGGCAGCCAATACTCAACCCGCATCCCGACAAAGTAGCCGCCGGAGGTATCGACGTTTCCAAGCAATTCCCCGGTCAGGGCTTTCGCTTGCAAGACTTCGAGCCGCCCGTCCAGCCGGATAACCGGGGCAGAAACGCCGTCCCGGAGGCCGTAGGCGATGCCTACGGCGCTGTGGCGCTCAAGCCCGAACCAAGGCAGGGTATCTCTCCGCGTGAGCAAGTCGATGGCCCCTGAGCCTTCGGTATGGGTCGCAATCACTGTGTGCGGGTAGCGCGAGGCGGGTAGCTGGGTGGCAGCAGCGATCTCCCGCCCCGGCGCAACAGGGACGCCGAGCGCCTTCTCCCGCCCCGGATAGGTGACCACGCGCTGGCATTCCTTGGTGACAGTCGCGGCGCCTTGCAGCTCCTTCGCAACCGGCGCTGGCACCGCCTGCTCACCGGGGCGGTATTTCATAAACAGGTACACCCCCGAAGCGAGGCACAGCCCGACAATGACACCGATCAGCCCGGCGGTTAAACGGTTCATTCGCACCACGCTTTGCGCGCTTCGTTCGCGCGGGAGATTCGCGCGTGCCCGGCGGCGAGTAGCGCCCCGGCGAGCAGGTTGCCGGACGCCCCGCGAACCGTAGCATCGACGCGCGCCCCGTATTTATTCGACGAGACATCGCTGATTATGACCACGGGGTTCTGGTCGAGCCACTGCTTTGTAAAAGCCATCGCGGCGCGCGCCATAACCTTCTCGCACTCTGGTATAACCCGCTGGCCGTTGCCGCGTAGTTCCGGGGTGTCAATCCCAGCAACGCGCACAGAGACGAATACTGCCAGCAATGGGGCGGGCCAGAGCAGCACCTCGCCCTTGATCGTGTCGCCGTCAACAACGACCGGCGAGGCCATGCGGTACGGCCCGAAGTCGGCAGCGAAGCACGACGCCGCAGGAAGCAGGAATAAAAACACAAGGCGAATCAAAGCACCCATAACAGCACCCCCGCAATCCCACCACGTAGATACTCTTGCTGTGCCCATGAGCCTTCTCCGTTTCGTGACATCGCTACCGATAGCCACGGCGCCAAGGGAAAGGCGATGGCGAATGCGACCGCTAGTTCGAGCGTGGTATACAGGTCGAATATCGTGATGCCCGGCAGAGCCATCATAAGCCCGCGCGCGAAAAGTGCAGCCCAAGGGTTCTTGCGCAGGTATCCGACCTGCCACAGCTCATATATCTTCACCGGCTTCCCGGTAAGCGCCCATCCGATCGGCTGCCCCCAGCCAACGCTCCACGCCGTCATGGTTCCGGCGACCAGCAACCCTGCCTGCCAGTTCAAGTCAAAGTGCCCAGTGAGCGCCGCGACGCAAAGCGCTAGAAGAAACAGCGCCAGAATCTTCGGCATAGGGCACTCGTGGCAGCCGCGTTGCCGGTCGAGCCATGCCATCAATGGGATAACAGCGATCAGGTAAGCATTCATTTATCGCCCTCCCTGCGCTCTACACCCTCTGGCGGCGTGGTGTCGTCTTTGCGCCGATCGAAGTTAAGGGCAGAAGCAAGGCCCGGTAGCTTCCACTTCAGTATACCGTAGCTAATCTTGAAGAACAGCACCGACGCAGGCCCGGCAATGATCCCTGCCACCCACCAATAGCCCGGTGTTGGCCAAAAGAAATAGCTTGCCGCTATGGCGATGCTGCACGCCATGACGTTCACCGCGTCGCGGCTTTCACCGGGGACGTGAAGCATCCGCCATACCGTCTTCAGCGTTTGCGTAGCAGCAAGCGTCAGGGCGCATAGGATGACGAAAGCCTTCCATTCTGCGACCGAAAGCAGACTGCCGATGAAATGAACTATCCCCTCAAATAACTCAACCGTCCAAGTCTCCATGCCGTCCTCCTCTTTGTTGAATTTGTTTTACTAGGCAATCGTCTCCGCGATAAATACGCATGCCGACGCCAGCTTGGCGCATGCCGCGTCGCGCTTTGACTCGATGGTCTCCCTATTATAAATGAACTCCGGTTCCAGTATTAGCGCCACCGGCTTGACGGCACGCAGCAGGTAGTCAACCTTCTCGTCCCCGTCTACGTCGCCGGGATAGTCAACATGCCCCGGCTTATCCATCCTGTACCAGCCTTCCTTCGCGCCGCGCGATGGTGGGAACAGCCCGCCGAGTTCCGCCTGCACAAGTTCCGCCGCCTTCTTGCCCTTGCTACTGCCGGGGCAGTACAGCGTCTCGCTGCCGCGCTGACGCTTGCTTTCGTCGCTGTTGAAGTGAACCTCGACGATCAGCTTTACGTCCGCTTGCTGATTCATCCACTTTACCTTCTCGATTAACACTGCGTTGGCAGACTGCGTATTGCCGCTCCGGCTGTGCGGCGCTACCGAGCAAGGATAAAGGAAGCTGTCAGCAATAAGACGGCGTATTGTTTCAACCCACAACGTAGCCTCGTCGAATTCATTGAAGCCGTTGTATTCTGCCCCTTTAGCTACCGGGTCATGTCCTGCGCTGAGGATAATCATGTGCCCCACTTCCTTTTCGCCCACGCCTCGAAAAAGTATATGGCGCGGCTGCCCATGTGCCCGGAGATGCCGACGAGCGCAGCGGTAATGAGCGGCGTGATGTTCGAGGCCTCGCACAGCCAGAAGGTTATCACCCCCGCGAAGCCGGACGTGACAAGCTCACCGACAAGCTCCATGAAATTAAACCGATGCGACTCACCCAGTTGTATGCGCTTGATATAATTCACAATACCTCCCCACGCTGCGAGCAACGTCACCCACAGGTAAGTGATTAAGGTGTATGTTGTTGGGTCTTTTTCTGGCACGACGCTCTCCCCATTGCTGTTGTTTTAATAATCGAATGTTACCGCGAGACGAAACAAGTCGTCGAGCTGCGCGTCCGTCAGATTTGCTGCGGTAGCAATGCTCGCCACTAGCGGGGCGTTGCGGCGTACCTCTTGCGCATACTCCCACTCGATCTGGGCAGCGCCGCCTGCGGCTACAACTGCGGCATCGACATCACCCAGCAGTCCCGCTTGGAGTAACGCGAGCCGCGCTTGGCGCATGGAAACACGGGAGGGAACGGTTTGCTTGGCGGGATCATGCGCATCCAGCACTGCCGCCACCGCGTCCCGAGTGGCTTGCGGAACAGTTTCGGCGAATTGAATGTCCCCGTCGCTGCCCCATGCAATACCATCGCCACTAATGCCAGCCGCTGCGAGCTCGGTTGCAAAGTTCGGTCCGATAAGAATGGTCATAAATTATCTCCAGATGGTTGTGCGAAGAGTTGTTCTGTCAGGCGCTGACGCAGCGCCAGTCCACGTTGTCGTCCCGCCGACCACTTTGCCCATAAGCGTTGAATAATGTAGTCCTTCAGATAGGCCTCTACTCAGTGTCATGATGCCAAAGGGGAACTTATACACGGTGTCCGCCGTACCAATGTGTCCATCCACAACACTTCCGTCGATGCCTATATATGTATACGTTGCGGCAACGCTTGAGTTCTCAACCATTCCATTAGCTTCAGATAATACAGTATCATCTGTCCAGCAAACGTAGGCGTTACGAATTTCCGTATTAAGCTCTACAGCAGTTGTACTATTGGTCGTTCTAGCAGCAGAGAAGGCGCTTAGTCCTGTAGTAGCTGCTCTGTTAAACCACGATCTCGTGTATCGCTGTGTAGCGCTATCCACGAACGTTCCCGGCGTGCCCGCACCCATGTACGCCATGCCCACAAGCGTGCGGGTCGCGTCGCCCGTCTTGATCTCCACGCCGGTCGTGGCATCGGTGCTATGCCCCGTGGCGCTGGCTTCGAGCGTCATCACGCCCGCATTCATGTAAGCATAGATGTAGTACAGCGTCGCCGCCGTGAGGCCGGTATTGGCGAGGGTGACGCCTGCGCTTGGTATAGTCTCGTAGGCATTGTTGATGTTCAAGTAACGCCCGTTGTAGCGCGAGAGCTTGATGGATGTGGAAGAGACATATTCGAGTCGGCATTCCCCGTGACCAACGATCAGCGTAGGAATGTCGGAAATGACGTTGGTCCCATCGCAATACACATCAGCCGTCACCCCCGAGCCGACGGTCACGCCCGTACCGGCAGCGGTTTTGAATGATAGTGACTGCGCGGTGCTATTGAGCACCGTATACTGGCGGATCGCTTTCGAGCAGATGATGCTGCGCGTGGTAGTCAGTAGCATGCCGGTGTCGGTGATCTTGATGCGCCCGTACTGCTCCTGTACAGCGGTCAGCGTGTAGTCTGCGTCGCTGGCAAGGTTGTGCGTCACAGTGTAGGGCGCAGTTCGTGTGACCGGCTCACCGCTCGTCATGCGGAAGTGCCCGGCGGTGGTACTGTATTCGAACACGCGGGGAACCGCCGTGCTCAAGGCCGAGTCGGAGAGCACCCCGCCCAAGGCATCGCGCAGGTCTTTAACGCCGAGACTGGCGACGTTTACTGTGCTCGCCCCGGTGTTCATATTGCCGGGGACGAAAGCGATCTGCATACCGTTTGTGTAGGCGGTCGGCGATTGCTTAGAGCCGATTGCGGTCAGGACGTAGGCGTTGGCCGCGCCGGAGTCGGCGTAGAAGGTTCCGTTTGCAACATACCCCGCGATGGCTTTGCCAAGCTGATTCAGGTCGGCGTTGCTGAGGGTTATACCGAGGGCTTCGATAACATTCTGTATCTCGCTGGGCAACTGGTTCCACTCAGTAGCAGTAAGGGTCTGGCCTGTGGCTTTATCGTTTAAGTCTTGCATGGCGTTTATACCTGTTGGAAGTAGACGTCGCAGTTAGCCGGTTTCAACCGGCGGAATAGGCACTCGATGATAGGGATGAACTCATCGCCAAAAGTTAAAGGAAAGGTTATCGGGAAGCGGCTGACCGCATTCACGGTGAAGGTAACGAATAAAGTAAATCGTGCGTCCTTTGCCGTTCCGATGAAAATCGGAAACGTCATAGGGAAGATGCCGTGCGGGGCTGCCGACTCCACCGTCACCGCTACTCCGAACAGGGCGGCGATTGATACGAATTCGTCGGCCGTTTGCACGCCCAGCGTGACGAGCTTTAGGATTATGTCGCGCCGTCTTTCGTTCAGCGTCCCCGTGCCAGCAAAGCAACTGTCCGGTATGCCGAGCGCCTGCTCCCACTCCTCTATAAAGTAGACGGTGGCGTCGGGGATAATGTCGTTTTGGTAATCGACAATGTATCCGTCGGCTGTGAATAACTCATCAGCAATGCCCGTCAAAAGGCTTCGCAGGTTTGATCCGTCCCGATCCTTAGCGGCGAACAGCCGCCCGCCCGGCAAATAATCCGCGAGGCGCTGCGTATGCTCAGCTAAGGCGAGTTGCTTCACGGCCATGTGACGGCTCCTTTCGTAGCGATCTGGCTATTGCTGATCGCAATGTCGCCGACCGGGGCGGACAGGGTAAAGGACGTCACCCGTTGCCCGGTGCTGGTATCGACCGTGTTATAGATGACTGAACGATAAGCGTCCTCCGTCAAGTCCTCGCCAACGTCGAGTTCCTCGTTGAAGAGTTGCGATAGCGAATCGTCGATGGCGGTGCGCATCGTAGCGGTGTTCGGTGACAGTGCCGTAAAGGTGAACGCAGTCGGCACGGCGGTCGGCGCCGCCACGAATAGGTCTGCCGGATCGGTATTCGCGGGGAGGATTTCCAGCAGCTTGTTGCGCACCGCCGTGACCTCGGCGCCGTCCGGGATTGCCGGTGACTCGTTATCACGCATGAAGTATACTGTGACCTGCCCAACTGCTGGGGTGATCTCTTGCACAAATACGCGGGTAACGCCAGCGACCTCTTTCGCCTTGGAACTTATCGCCGCTGCATTAAACTGTGCCACCGGATTTTGTAAGCGAAAGAGGAAGCGCGTGCGCAAGTCGTCTTCGGCTTCCAAGTCCGTGCCGCCGGATATGGCGCTATAAGTCACGCGCGCAGTATTGTCCACCCCGGCAATCGGAGCTTGCAACGTCAGTTCTGATCCGGCGCTCACGTTTCCGCTAACCCCCGCTACGGATGCGGTCACCGTAGCGTAGGCGAAAGTTACTGCGGCGGTGATAGTCCCCGTGGCGGGCGTAGCTGGCGCCCCGGTCACTGCGAAGGTGAAAGTCGAATCCCCTGTGACGGTGATGTCGTGGGTGCCGTTGTATTCAGTCTGCACTGCCCCTGCAATTGTGGGAGTCATACCGGAGGCAAGGTTGTGTGGGCTGGCGGTCGTGGCTGTTGCCGTCGAACCAGACCGCGTTATAGAGGAAACACTGATAACGCTCGCTGCGATCGTAGTGTCTGCCGCAGTTACGTATTCGGCTGCTGCCGAGTTTGCGATGATAGTGCCAGCAGGAATGGTCGTGGCGACGGTGCCCGTAAAAGCAACGACGCCGGTTGCGCTCGTCGCAGGTAGCTTGGTGATGCCCCATATGCCCGCCCAGCGCACGAGCCAGTCACCCGTCGCGGTATCGGGGAAGGACTGCTTGAGAGCTTCTTTCAGCTGTAGATAGAAGTCGTAGACGCGCTCCGCGCAACTGGTGACGATTGCACCGAGCCAACTGTTGCGCAAGAATGGATTCGCCCCCGGGACTAAACGGAGAACAGCAGTCTTAGCGCGGCTGATTACTTCAACCGCCGAGGACGGTAGATCAAGCGGCATTTCCAGTGCCCTCCCATAGTTTGTAGAAGTGCGTTGATACATCTGAATTCGAGCGCTCCAACTCAACCGACAGCCCGTTGATAGTCGCGCTTGTCTTTACTGACACTGCCACCTTATCCTCAACCAGCCACTTCAGCCCCGCGCGGGCTTCGTCAGCAATACCGTTCAACGTTGAGCGCGTCATGCGCGCTTGCTCGTATAGCCAGAGCTTCGAGCCAATCTCGAACCCCGGCGTGGCTTCGTTTCCGATCCAACCGCGCCGCAATTCCGGGGCAGGCATTTCGGACGGCGCGGCGCGGCGTTCGCAGAAGAGGCTCATCAACAGCGCCGTATTCAACTGGTCGGCAGTCTCGATGTCGCCCTGCGCATCGAAGTGGATGTCATAGCCCTCATTAGGGTAAAGCACTGCATCTGCACCGGTCGTCATATCACTTCACCTTACCTGTGATAATTCCAGCGCCAGCGATGCCCGTATCGGTAGTCACTGGCACTAATTCGGAGTTGGCCACAACCTCGTCAATTACCCCTTGGCACATTGCCAAGAGCAGCGCGTCGCGGTAGGCGTCCACAGCAGCCGGATCACTTGTTTGTATAGGTGCTACGGCAGCCATAGCAGCTTTCACCTTATCGCGCATGCCAGAAGCACTCATAGCCATAGTCAAACGCTCCCTTTCACGTTGCTGCTAACCATCGGGTGCGGTTGACCTGTATACGCACAAATACAGTCCCCTTGCACAATTCCTTTGACAGGAGCGCCTTTTGCTCCTTTAATCTCGACTGTGGCTCCTGCTTCTAGCAGGACTTTTCCAGCAGCACTCACTATGACCTCTGCTATAGAAAGAACTTCAACATTTCCGTTCGCTTTAAATGTCACGGCGCTGCGCGTGAGCGGGCTGTAGAAAGTAACCTCCCCCGGCGCCAGCGACGCGCGGCGGCTCATGCTCGTCGGTATGGCAGCCCGGTTGTCCACGTTGCCGTTCATCGCCAGCATGGCGGCAAGGGAATCGCCGTCCACGTTCGCGTGCATGCCGTACGGGAAAATCATAATGCAATCTGCTACTTTCCCAAGGTATTCAACCTGTTGCAGCGGGAATTGCCCGGAGTCATCGCCCCCGCGCACGACGCTTGCCCAGCGGATCAGCTTATTCCACAGTGAGGTCATAGCCCACCTTGTCTGTTACGGGTTTTTCGAGCGAGAGGCTGAATGCTTCCGGGGGCATGCACGTCAGCGTGGTGCGACTGCCGCCGCTCTCGTCATAGGAGAATGCCACGGCGCTAATGCGCATGTCGCCTTCTATCCCGGCGAATTCGTCCACGATCGGAACCAGCTTATTCACTGACCAAAGCGCGCCGCCTTCTTTTTCCCGGAAGCCCTGCACGACGCACGAGTACAGGCGCCCGCGCGCCTTACGCACGTTGGCTTCCCACTCGGCGCGGGCGGTGTTGTCCTTCGCCGCCAGCGCGCTATCCGGTTGCAAGGTCAACTGGCGGCTGCGGCGAATGCTCTTGTCGATTGAGTAGCCCTTCTGATTCGCGATCTCCGCAGGCACTGTGATGCCCGCCTTCGTCAGCGCCGCAACATTAAGCGCGGAGGCGAACACATACTTATAGAAGCGCGCCGTGGTATCGTAGCTGGCCGACGAGGACAGCACATTGTTGTCATCGGCGCCGACGATATTTTGTATGCGCCCCTCTGACCGCTCCGTTCCTGCGCGGGTTATGATTATGTTCCCGTCGCCGTCGGAAGCCAGCAGAACCTTTCGCTTTTTCGCCAGCTTCTCGACGAAGGAAAAAGCGCCTTCCCCCGGCTCCGGCGCCAACCCATCGACAGCCGTTTTGAACGCCTCCGGGTTCACAAGATCAATAACCTTTATGTCAGCGCCAATGTTCGCTACTGCTAACTCGATAGCGCGCTTGAGCGTTATCGGCGGGAGGAAGTCAGACTTCATGCCGAGGGTCGAGTCAACAAAATCCCCCGTCTTATCGCGCCCAGAGACAGAGATGGTGTGCTGGGTGTCCGAGTAGTTTATGTCTACACGCTCAATGAAGCCCGTCGCAACCACGTCGCCGCTATCAATCACTCTGCACGCTTCACCGCCCTTGAAGGGCAGGACGTTCCCGGCGGTCAGCGACGTACCGAAGCTGAATTCACGGCAGAGCGCATCCATACGGATATTGACACCGATGTCGGTGAAGTAGGTGTACGGAGTGCCGTTGACTTCGAGCATCATGACGTCAGTACCTTTACTGAACCGGTTAGATTCGACACGTTGCCGCCGTTAAGATTGGCCAGCGCCTCGCCCTGTGCAGCGTCGCCATAGTAACGGAACGCCAACAACCGCGCGGTTGTTGGCGTTGTCTGTACGTCAATGACCCGGCGCGCCGTCAACTTTGCGGCGTCGAGGAAAGTGAGGGCCAGATGCCGCAGGTCAGCAAGAGCTTCGCGCGTAGCTGTGTCCGTACCGTCAACGATCGCCACGCGTTGGAACTGCGCTTCAATAAGGGAGCTGACGCTCTCAACCTCGTCAACGGTGCCGTAGTCGATCTGAACCGCCGCGCTGTAGGCGTAAGCGAGGGCGCTGACGTTCATGAGGCTATCGAAAAGCTCTTTATTATCAGCAGCCTGGAGCTGCGCCGCAGTCACCGGGGCAACGCGCGCTTCCTCGCTACCAAAGCCGAAGAAGCTGCCGAGGTATTTCAGCGAGCTTTTTGCGTCCGTGATCGTCGTTGCCGCCTGCGCAAACTTGCTTGTGATGCTCGATGCCAGTGCTGCCGGGGACATAATCAGGCCCGCATCAAGCGCGCTATCCTCGCCAAGCGGGGCGGGCGTTCCGCCGAAGGCTTTCGAGGCGGCGCCGACCGACGCTGCGGCAGATTCGAAGCTGCCGAGATAGCTTGGCGTCACGACATGGTTGGCGCCGAAGTTTGCGGCGGCGCTGCTGCATACCGCCTCTGCGGATTTCGCTACAGAGCTGACGGTTACGCCAGCCGATTGCGGAACTCCGGGGCCGTTGCTTATGAGAAATGTGACGGTGATCGTCCCAGAGCCGAGGTTTGTAAAGTCCTCGGTCAGGGTAAACGGCCCAGCAATAACATTCTCGATTCTGCCGTGGAAAGGGTGTACCAGCGGCCCGGGGGCCCCATCTTCGAGGGCTGCCAGCAGGGCGTCGCGTTTAGCCACATAGTCGGTTGACGGCAGCAAGATATTCACCGGGAAGCTGCGCGGCGTTTGCCCGAGGTTCTCGACAGTCTGCCGATTTGAATTCGGGTAGCTATGAATAACATTCTTGTTGCCACCTGTGACGGTTCCGCCCGTCATCAGACAGGAGATGCCCTTATAACTTCCCGGCAGGACGTCTTCGAGGTTCATCCGGCAAACTCCATATTGACGCCCACATTCATCCCCGGAACGTCGCCGCTGGTACGGCTCTTGACCGAATCAATCGCACCCTGCGGCGCGCGCAGGTTGACGTTGATGTCGGTGCGGCTGCTCGCGTTGGTGTTCAGCTCGCCCTTAATCTCGCCGGAGGCGCCGGACACAAAGTCCCACGCCTTCTGGATGTTGCCAATCACCTTCTCCCAGTTATCCCAAAGGTATTTCAGTATGAGGATCAACCCAGTGATCGCGGCGGAAATGATTCCGATCGGCCCGAGCATAAAGGTTATCGCCGCGCCGAGGGCAAGTGCGGCAGCTTGCCAGACTGGTGACTTGTTCCCGAAGTCAGAGAATAGATACAGGAGCGCACCGACCGCCATTACCGCCATGCCGATAGGCCCGGTCATGAAGGTGAACGCGACACCCAGCTTCGCCGCGCCGAGGGTTAGCAGGGGCATCGCTAGTGCGAGTTGCCCGAGCAGGACGATCACAGGGCCGATGACGGCGAGTAGTGCCACGAAAATGCCGAGCAGCGCTTTGGTCTCAGGGGAGAGCGAACTAAGTCCGCGAACAAGCGACGTCAGCACCTGAAGGAATGGCTTCATCACCTGCACCAGCGACTTGCCAACGTCCTCTTGGAAGTTATTGTAAGCGTTCCCGAGCTGGCGCAACGGCCCGAGGCCCGCTGTGGCGGCAGCTTCCGCTCGCCCACCAAACTTCTGTGCCACGGTGTTGAGCACGATCTCCTGTGCTTCGGCCTTCTTGCCCATCGTCCAAAGGACTTTGACATACTCCTCCACAGCAGGGTCGAGCTTAACACCCGCGCGGCTCAAGGCTGTGAGCGACTCCACTGGGTTGTCCAGCGCCTTGCCGAGCACCATTGCTGATGACCCCAAGTCCTTCCCGAGCGCCGTGGACAGGTCAAGCGCCAATTCCTGCGTGCGCTTAAAAGTGTCCCCGGTGACGTTCGTGAATGCCAGCAGTCGCGAAGTAACGTCCTTAAGGATCGTATCGTCGCCAAAGATTGTTTTGCCTTCCAGCCGCGAAGCCTCTGCGGTCAGGGCGTCTATACTCAGTTTCGCCGCGCCGCCCGTAGAGGCAATAGCCGCCTCCACCTGCGCCAGCGCCTGAGCCTCTTGATCGTATGCGCGGATGGATGTGGCAGCGAACAGGGCCGCCGGGGCGGAAACGTACAGCGACACGCTTTTCCCGATCTTCATCAAATTCTCGGAGGCTTTCTTCGCGCGCTCCTGCATGGCCAGCAGGTCAGTAGCCGCCTTATTTGCGGCAGCACCCATCCCGGTGAATTTATCGCGCACAGCCTGCGTCGATTGCGCCACCTTTGACGCAACCGCGCTGTACTGATCCTGTGCTAGAAAAATCCAACTGACCTTGTTGCTCATTTCTTTGGCACCTTTTTATTCAACTCCCGTTCGCGCTTATCGTTGATCCGCTTCGCTGTATTGTGCAATATTACCAGCTCCGGCAGCGGTAGCGTCCTTGCTGTGCTGTACTCAAGCCCACCTTCGTAAAATAAAACGAGGTTGGCTATCTTCTCGATCAACTCGTCTTCAGTTTCCGCAATGCCGAAGCAAGGATAAAATTTGCCATGTACTCCCCGGTCATGGCCTCCAGATCGTCCTGCGACATTGCATCAAGCAGCGGCTTGGTCAACTTGACCTCGCCGTCTACCATCGCCACGCCGGAGGTGAATAGCTCCTTCGCCGCGATCAGCACCCCGGATAATTCAACGTCCTTGGACATGGTGATAAGCGCTATGACGCCAGCCCCGGTGATCTCGGAGCTGTCTACATCTGCTGGCGTTGACGCCCGCTCCCCCGGAGGGGCTTTCGGTAGTGCCCGGAAGAATGCCTGCTTCAGGAAAGCGCACTCGTTCATGTTCCTCGACGTTGGTGCGGTCAAGGAGATAAATGCGCCGTCCACCATCACCCCTGCCTTGGCGTAGGGCAGCGGCTGTTCCAGCTGATACTCCACTTCTTTTTTATTTGCCACGGTGATTTACCTCTGTTAGACAGCCGGGTTGGCGCGCCATTCCAGCGTGATGTTGCCGTCATTGCTGAGTGGGATTTCATAGTCCGTCAGCAAGGCGGCCTGCGTAAAGGTACGGGTCAAGCGACCGTCGCTTGTGCGCCCCGAGATTTGGATCAAGTTCTGGTTTTTGTTTGCCTTCCAGTCCTTGGCCTTGTCGATATTTTCCACCGTCGAAGGAATCTCGAACTTGACTGTCGAGTAACGCGTCTCAACATTGTCGGAGAAAACCTGCTCGGTCTGGCTGCCGCCAGCCGACGCGGCGCGAACGCTCTGCTCCCCCAGACCTTCGGTAAAGGTCAGGGAGTTTGGAATGATCGCCACCACGTCATTGTTGACGAGGACTTGTGCACTGCTTAACTGTTCAGACATTTGCGTGGCTCCTTAATTAGCCTGCGGTTGAGAACGAGATTTTCATCGTGGCCAGAATCTCGCGGAGCTGGGTGACGATCGGCACGGTCATCTGGATCGTTGCCTTACCCGTGGCCATCGTCAGTGTGACGCTAAGGTTCTGCTTGAAGAACTTCAGCGCCGTAGCACCCGCTTGGAGCAGCACATAATCCGGGCCGCTCAAGTCCTGATAGAGCTTCTCGCAGTATGCCGCGATGGTCAGGTCGTTCGCCATGTCGCGGCCCTTGAGCACGTCGCCCTCGGTCAAGCGGCTCTGCGCGAAGCGGGACTTCAGGTTGTTGTAGAAATACTCCCGGGCGTTGCTCGACGTGTCCACGTAGTTGAGATACTTGAACGACACGTCCGGGTTCCCGGCGGTGTCGGTCTTATACGTGGTCACAATCTCGCCAGCCAGCGCCGCGTTGCCTGCGACATTGAGGCCAAGCACCGAGCCGCCCGCGTCGTGGAGCTGCTTAATCTCAGTGTCGCTCCAGCCCCGCGCCGTTGCGACCAGCGGGAGGTTCGGGAACGCTGTGTTGAAGTAAGGCTTGCTCGCCAGCGCCGCGCCGCCGAAAGAATCCAGTGGGCCGTTGGTCGTGATGACGAACCGGCTGATGCTGGCGCCGTCCGTCAAGCGCAAACCGCGAATCGCGGCGAGCTGCGCCGCCTTGATCTGCTCCATCTCGAATACCGCTGGGCCTTTGTAGAGCGTCTCGCTCTGCGTCTTATCGGTCAGCATAACGAGGCTCTGGCTGTTCAGTGCGCCGAGGGTAACGAGGTGATTGGCCAGCGTGTCGTGCGTGGCGGTAATGCCCACACCGTCCAGCACGCGGGCGTCATCGTTGAAGCGAGCGTCGAGGAAGCTGCGCAGCACCGTGGTTGCCGCTGCGTACGGCCAGACAATCGTCTGGTAGCGCTGGGTGCCGACGACATCGAACACGGTTGTCAGTGTCGGGTCGGTAGCACCAGAGGCCATGCCCACTACGGCAGTGCCTACGCCTGCCACGCTGCCGACCACTTCGATGCCGATCTTATTGCCGAGCGTGCCTTTGTTGTCAGCGGTGAACGTCACCACTCCGGCGAGGTTCGATGCAGTTACCGGTACGTCGAGGTCAGCGTTGACCGCCGCCACGATGGCGTCGCCGATTGCCGTCGCGGTATCGGCATTTGCTACGGCGATGTCGTACTCGTGGTTAAGTTCCGAGCCGATGCGCACTTTCAAGCTGCCTGCCGCTGTAGCAGGCCCGGTTACGGTGATCGTTCCTGTGGCTGCCACGCCGCCGCCCGCATCGCTGAGGGCGATGGCATCCATGCGCGTGACCTTGTTCAGTTTCTTGGCCTCGCGGATCATGCCTGCCAACATCGAATTCGCGCCGAATAACGTGTCCTCACTGTTATCGTTCAAGATGTTTTCAACCAGCGCCCCGGCGGTCGCAGTGCCTGCGGCCACCTTTTGCCCGATGAAGAGAATCTTGTGGGCGCTGTTCTCGACCGCCACCGTCGCAGGGACGATGTTCACGGCCACTTTTGGCTGTAGGATAATGCTGCTCATTTACTGATCCCTCCGTTTCGGTGCCCGTGCGGGCGGGTTAAAAGATTCTGTCTCGGCTGCGATGACTGTGCAGCATTCGTCAAGCTGCGCGTCTTCGAGCCGCCTGCGCCACGAAACTTCGAGCGCTTGGCCGTCCTCGTCGACAGCTACCTTGACCACCTGCCCTTCGGTGTAATTTCCGAACGGCTTCAGGACTTTCACTGCTACTGTTTTCATCAAACACCTCCGTCAAGATTTATCGCAGCCGTGGCGATGGTGCCCGTGCCGATATTGTTCGCAATGGTCAAGCCTATGTCGCGGAAGGCCACATCGTCATCGTAGCCAACCGTATCGCCAAAGGTCATATCGGCGAGCTGCACGAACTGGTAGGCGTGCATATAAAACGCCCGGTGATAGGCGGCGAAGCCGTGCCCAACGAATTGCAGCGGGCCTTTCTTGCCTACCGTCAGAAGTGAGTCGAATTTCTTCATGAGCAGCGACTGGCAGAGTGGCTTTAGCAATTCCTCGCACAGATCGCGGGCGGATCGCCCGGCCTGCTCCTGCGCCGAAGGAATGACGACATACACAGTCACGGGTTGCAAGAGTTGTACCCGGAAGTGATCGCCGCGCTGTAGATTAGATACCGCGTCCGTCTCTGTCTCACGGTTCTTGCTGGCAGTTACGTCACCCAGCACGACGAAGGCCCACACGTCACTCGCCGGTTGCTTTGTGTACGCATCGACGATGATATCCTCTTGCAGCACCGCCGATACACGGGGAAGTGCGCGCGCGGAGATTGTCCCGTGCGCCGGGGAGGCAAGCGCCGTTGGCACCGCGAAGGTGAACGTGTCAGCAGTCGGGGTGGAGAGTACCTCGTGCAGTCCGTTGTACTGGTTCAGGTAGTTGCTACCATTCAGCAGCACCGGGGAACCGGTGGCAGTCGTCGCGCCGCTATCCGCTATCGTGAAGGTCACGCTGTTGCGCGTCGGAACCGATAGCACCGCGAAGGTGCCGTTGAAATTGGCCTCGACGGCGCTGGCAATCTCAACGGTCGCGCTGTAGCCGAGCGTCATGTCGTGCGGCGTCGCAGTGACCAGCGTGCCCACTACGCCGACGCGCGTCAGGGAACTGATCTCAATCGGAACCTTAGCCCCGACGATGTTTACCTGCTTTCCCGCCGTCAGGCCGTGGGCGGTTGATGTGGCCGTCGCTACGCCCGCCACCTGAGTCAGCGACGACACGGCCTTGTTCGTAGTGAACTTATCCGAGAACCGGGGGAGGCTGGCCGCCAGTTGCTGCACTACGTCAGAGGCGCGCATTAGGCGAACTCCTTAGCAAGCGCCGAACTAAAGTAAATTTCGGCATTGCGCGTGGTCGTTCCGATGGCGTTCTTCAAGCTGGGCCGCGCGGCCATGCGGCGCGTCCCGAACTCCACGAAGGGGGCGTACTCAGGAATCAACCCGTCCATATAACCGAATTCAAGCTGCTGCGAGCCTTGCACAGCCCAGCCGAGCGACCGGCGCAGCTTACCGCTAAGGTTCGCGTGCGTCTCTCCGGGGGCGGAAGCTACGTGCCTGCGGCGACTTCCGCCTGCGCCACGAATGATGTACACGTGCCCACCTTTCGGCTTGCGGAGAATCTCGTCGTTTGCGGTTTTCTTCAGGTCTTTCCCGAGCTGGAAGAAGCCTTGGCGAATCGCACGGCGCGAGAATTCGACGCCCCTGTCCAGTTTCAGGTAGGCGATCCGGTTGGCGCTGTCTTCAATGACTTTGATCATAGCGTGCTCGCCATCTTGTCAATGCACAGGAGGCGCTGGAACTGATGGCGCTCCTCCAAATCTTCCACCGCAACGATGTCGAAGCGGCGGCTGTTGTACAGTATCCAAGCCTCTGCCGTTACGGTTGAATCGTAACGGATGAATATCTCGTGCGTCAGGGCAACGTCTTTCTGGTTGACCCCGTCGAATACGGTCTTGCCCGCAATCGTATTGATCGCTGCCCAGCGGTTCACGCCGGTCGCGAACGTCTCGGTGAAGTCGGCGCTTCCGAATACCGGCGGCGTGATGCTGCGCCCATGTATCGTTATGCGCTTGTTCAGGTCGCCAGCGCACACCACGCGGCGCTTACCGGAGACGCGCTGGCAGGAACTCATATGCGTAGCTCCCGGGCCTGCCCGATAATGTCACTCACACCCATCACCAGTTCTGGCGTCACTGTGCAACTCGTAGATTCGCGGTTGGCGAACCATGTACCGACCAGCAGCATTACCGCCTGAACCAGATTCGGCGGAAGGGCGGCGACGGTTGTTCCGTGCCCGCTCGCGTAAAGTATGTGCACTGCGGAGTTATCGCGTAGGCTTGAGGGCCATGCGTAGCCGTACTTGAGTAGTATCCGCGAGCCGGGAATGTCCAAGGTGTACTTGTTAAAGGTCGTGTCGGCGACGTCCGCCGTGCTGTAGGTCGTGAACGTTGTCACCGACTTAATTGGCTTCCCGTAGAGCTGTATGTAATCTTCCTCAGGGAAGGAGTCGAGCACAAGCGTATGAGCTTGGTCGAACAGCGACGTGCGCGCGGCCTTCTCGACATAGCGCACCGCTGCGTCGATATACCGCTGGAGCAGCGTGTCGCTGTCGGTAGTTTCCGCAGCGACGTGCTCCTTAGCCGTGGCCAGAAGCGCCGTGTTCACAGGCGGCGTGGTCAGCGTTACGCTGATCAGTCGGCCCGGCAGGTACTTCGGCGTGCTGTGTGTAAGCGACAT